TTCTTTAGTCCATTTAGCTCTATAAGCACCTTCATTAAAAAATTGGTATAACGCTTGTGAACCTACAGTTGTTTCAGGACCTGCTCTTCTTTTAATTAATTCTTCTGGTCTTACTGTTCTAGGAGTTGGTATTCCCCCTATTAAAGCTTCTTTTAATCCTGCAGCTCTTTCAGGTGTTGTTAATTCTGCAGGTAATAATTGTTGGGCTAAAGTTCCTGCTTCTCTTTCTAATCTTGCTTCTTTTCTTCTTTTTAAATATCTAGTAATTGTAGTACCCATCCATTTAGCAGCTGTTCCATAAGGACCAAACGCTTCTATTGTTCCTCCTAACATTTCTTTACCTAATCCATATAATTCAGGGTGTCTAGTTTTTATTCCTGCAAATCTTTCTTCAATTGTTTTAGGAGTTTTTAATCCTTCAAATTGTTTTCGAATTGCTGTTCCAGTAGTACCTAATCCTTCAAGGGATAATCCTGTTATTGCTTGAATATTTTCTAATTTAGTTTTTAAATTTGTATCTTCAGCTGCTAATCTACCTAAATAAGGAAAAATATTTTCAATAATTTTTATTGATTTAAAAGTAGTTTCAACATCCTGAACACTAGCCTTACCAGTAATTATCTTATTTATTCCTAAATTAGCATTATCTATTTCTTGAATTACATCAGAAATAGTAATTTGTAACTCATTATAAATAGGGCTAATTAAACCTTCTTTGGTTTGAAAAGATTTTTCTAAAGCAAGAATATATCTCTTATAGTCTTTTTCATATTTCTTTTGAACAGTTTGAAGAAGAACTATTTTTTGAGGAGTAAACATGAATATTCCACGTTTACCATATTCTTCAACCCATCTTGGAAGATCTTTTATAAGTTTTTCAGTAATCATTTGATAAGTAAATTATTTTAAATATTTAAAAACCAAAGGTTTTACTTTATTAAAGTTTTTTTCTATCTGTTTTATAAAATCTGTATGAGTTTTAGATGTTATAATTATTGAAAGTAAATAATCCCCATCAGCAGTACGAACTTGCATATAATGTATGTTTGCTTTAGCATTTTCTTTATTAACTAATTTTTTAAGTTCTTCCAAAAAATTTTTTTTATCGAAAGATTTTTTTTGTTTTAATCCATAAACATCAATAACAATTTGAAATGAATCTAATTCTGAAACAGCTCCTCCTCCTATTTCTATACTAATTTTTTCATTCAAATCTTTAAGAATATTTTCAATTAATTGAGTAAATTGGGCCATTTTAAATTACCTCTTTATTTTTTTGGTTAATAATTTAAAATTGTTTGATTCTATAAATATGGTTTCCCCTGTATTAATGTCCTGAAAAATATATATTTTTGGGGGTTTTATCTTAATAAATTTGATAGTTTTATTTTGGTATTTATAAATTTGTCCTTCAATTGGAGTACTCATTTTATTTTTCTAAACCTGCTTCTATTCTTTTTTGTTTTATTAACCTACCATATAACCATGTAATTTCACTTATATCTCTTTCAGCAAAATCTTGCATATGTAAATGGTACATTAAATTAAATTCTATCTCCAAAATATCTTGTAAGGGTTTCCCCATATGGACAAAACATTTGCAATCGAAAGGGTATGGGCATTACACCCTCACCTCCACATTTTGGACAAGTATATTTAGTTTCTAATTTTGGGCCATGGGCAAACTTTTCATGAAATGCTCTAATTGTAGCAACATCTTTTGCTGGTAAATTTTCTAAATATGATACTTTATCCCATATTCCTTTTGAATCATCTACAATAGAAAGGGCAAAACGATATAACCAAGAAGAATCTGAACCTTTTTCATAATCTGCTATTTTTATTTCATCCTCTACTCTAAACAATTTTAAATTTACTGTTCCTCCATCTGATAATTTAACTTGATAAGGTTCTTTAAAATTATCTGGTAAATAAGTTACTTCTAATTGAGATAAATCAACTGGAACAGTTATTTTTTGAAAACATTCTCCGCATATTCCTTCCATTTCATAGTTTTTACTATAAGAATTAATACCTTCCCAAACCATTATATATAATCTATCCCCAGATGTTAGTTGGGTTGGGTCTATTCCTTGAAGAATACTACGAAGAAGTATAAGAACTCTTTTCTCAAAATTATCAAGATTTAACTCTGCAATAAGTTTTTCATCTTTACCTTTAAGGGTTCTTAACTTAATTTTGGTAGGGTCTATATCTTTATAGACAAGACATTTACTTGGAAGGTTTATTTCAATGTAATTTTCATTTCCGTTACTCATTTCTACCTCCTGTTTGTTTTTGTTAGGAAGTTATTAAATTAGTTTATTCTATATTCATTATTTCTGGTTTTGCTCTTTTTTGTATTATTTTAGCAATTTCTACGGGGTCAAATTCTTTTTCTATTTTTTCTCCTGTTGTAGTATTAAATTGTACTAATATAATGGGAGTATTAGCATGTACAGAAACAGATTTATGGTACCGCTTTATAACTACTCCTGTTTTGCCTGCAAATCTTGTATCTTCATAATTATCTACAATTTTTACAATATCCCCTTCATTTACTTCATCCCATATTTCTTTTTTTGTTTTAAAAGTTTCTAATTCATACTTTAATTCAGGATATTTTTCTTTAAATTTATCTATTTCTTGAAATAATTTATTTAAATCCTCAACACTTAATTTTTTTAATTTATCAGCTATTTCTGGATATTTTTCTTTTATTTGGGCTAAAATTTTTGTTTTATCTTTACTTTCTTTATATTTATCTATTAATGCTAAAATTCCCATTGTTACTCCTATTCCTAAAAATGGTAATAAAATAGGTGGTATAACTATTTCATTAATTTTTTTTTCTGATATTTTTTCTTTATATACATCCCTTTGAGCATTTTCTGCTATTCTTAACCATTCTTTTTCCATATTTTCCTCCTTAAAATACATCTATCCTATCTACACTAAAACTAACATCAAATTTTAATACTCCTTCTCTTTCATAACTTAAATCATAACTGGGTAAACTTTTAGGAAAAGTATTTATTAATTTAAAAGTTCCTGAAATTAAACTATCTGTTCCTAATAAATAAACATAAATATTTTTTGCATAATTAATTTTTGGATAGTATATTCCTTTATCATCTACTATTAATTTTCTCCATCTTTGTAAATAAGGAGTAACAACATCAGGAATAGGTCTTAAAAATGTCATTGTTACTTCTTGTATATCTAATGTTCCTGCATATTTATTTTTAAATGCCCCTACTTGAATAATATTTGGTGATTCCATTTGATAATTACCAAATTTAACATTTTGAACAAATTTTCCAATATCAATTAAGGCAACTCCTTTAAAGGAAATTTGTCCTATTTCTGGAAATTTGATGTCCCACATAAATTCCCTTTGTAAATCTTGATTACGTAGGACATCAGCAGCATTAAATCCCAGAAATTCATTAACTACATTTTCTATAATACTTCCTGCAGCACCTTTACCTTTAAGTGAATCAATTATTGAAGGCACATTATCTCCTTATGTTAATTGTTCCCAATAATCATATGCTAAAGTTACTGGAAGTCTAATTGGAGTTTCTGTATCCATAGCTAAATCTACTGGTCCAATTTTTTCAACCCAAGCTCCCCTTAATTTTAATTTTAAATATTCTTGATCAGCAGTAGTTCTAAGAGAAAGAATTACATCAGTTTTAACATCAGGATCAGGAGTTCCAATGCCAGATTTAGGATCTACTACTTTCTTTATCCAATTGTAAAATTCCTGGAATATTGCTTTATCTTCACCTTCAATAAATGTTAAAGCCCAAGTTTGATCCATTGTAACTTTACCATGATATTTAGTTCCTGCTGTTTGTTTATATGGTACTTTAATTTCCCCTACACCTACTGTTGGAATGGATGCTGCTTGACACCTCAACATTAAAGTTTCAGTATCCCCTCCCCCCATTGGAATAGGAAAAATTACATCAAAAAGATAAGCTCGAGCAGGATTAGTAAGATTATTTTTTAATACATCAATTCCAAAAGCCATTTTATTCCCTCCTTGTTTTTATTTTAATTAGAACATTACTCCCTTGGCTATTAACTCATTAAAACTTGCACCTGTAGTTGTAATAATTGCTTGTAATTGTATAAATTCTGCTGCTCTAATTGGCTTAATAAATATATCAACATGAAGTTCATTTCTATCAATAATAGCAGGTGTATTATTTGTAGTGTCACAAAGCACTCTATATCCAGTTCCTCCAACTTCTGTTTGAAATGCCCCTCTTGCTTGTAACATATCCATATAAGATTCAATCATAGAAGTTACTCTATATCTTGTTAAATCACTATTTGGTTCAAATACAAAATATTTTAGTGAAGCAGATATAGATTTTTCAAGAACAATTAATAACCTTCTTACATTAACTCTATCTAATGCTGAAGCTTTTGTTTGTTCTGTTTTTTGTCCCCAAATTACATTACCTTGTCCTCTAAATGTTTGTAAAGGATTAATTTGACCTTCATACAAAGAATCTCTTTCACCTTGAGTAAATACATCAGTTAATCCTAAAATATTCAATAACCCACGATTAAATCCTGCAGGTGCAAACCAAGCTTCTGCTACATAATCATTATAAGCTATTTGACTTGCTACATATCCTGAGGGTGGAACTTCTATTATCTTATCATTCCATTGATCATATATTTTTACCCAAGGAGCATAAAGAGCACAATAACTAGAATTAAAATTTTGAGTATTTTCTCTCCAAGTTACCATTGAATCAACAGAAGTTAATTGTGTATAAGGAATATCTAAAAGTGCAATACAATCTTTTCTACTTTCTGCAATTGTTTTTAATTTTTGTTGAGTATTTACTGAAGTATAACCACCATTAATTAATAAACGAATATCTACATCATCTGGATTGGCAAATTTATCCCAACCAGTACTTAGTTCAGAATCTGTAACTGCACTACCATTGGAACCTTGAGCACAAGCTAAAGTAGTAGATTGAGGTAAAGGCATAACTGTATCTGCTTGATCTGTATTATCAGATACAACTATATAATCACTAAAACCATTAATTGCTGTTTCTAAATACATTTGTTTTCCATATCCATCTACTTTAGTTTTTCTTGATACTGTCCAAGTTTCTACTTTTTGATAATTACCGTCTTCATCTTGGTAATATACTTCAATATCAAATTCATAATCTGTAACATTCAAATTAGTTATTCTAATTCCTATTTTATTATTCCATGTTCCTGGATCTTTTCCGCAAACAAAAAATAAATTATTTTCACCAGATATTATTTGAAAATTTGGGGTTTCTAAACCAGTAGTAAAAGAAGCATTAGTACCCTCACTATATGCTATTTTACATCCCCCATATAAAGCATCTTTTATTACTCTCAAACAATATAATCTTGTACCATTTTCCAAAAAAGCTAAAGCAGAATAATGAAAATATTCACCAGGAACTGGTTCCCCATATTCATTAATAAATTGTTGTGAATTTGTTATTAATTTTATATTAGTAATACTTCCTTTTGTTGAATATCCAACTAATGCTGATGTAGTAGTTGAAATATTTGGAATAATATCACTTATGTCTTTCTCACGAGTATACACACCAGGTGACACATAGAATCCCATTTTTTCCTCCTTAATTAATTATTTTTATTTTGGTTTCCATTTTTTAGGGTCTAATTCAATTTCAAAAATAAATTCCTCTTTATATTTTTTGTTATTCAAACCTAAATATTCTCTATATAATTTACATTTTGTTGCACTTATTCCTTCTACACCAAATAAACCTAAAACTTTGTTTAATTGGTCATCTGTTGCCATTTCTATAAATTTTGTTGGAGTTACTATTCTTTTTTCTTTGAACTCCTGATTAATATAGGTAATTGTTAGTTTTCCCCAATTACTTATTCTGTAAATCCAAGCTTCTAAAGTTAAATCAAAAGTGCAAGGACGAATTTCAGGAGTAATGAGCATATTTTTGAGCTCTTCTTCTGTTAATTCTGCTGGGTTAATGTCCTCTAATTGTTCATTTAGGTCTTCTTTTTTTATTGACCTTTCTATTAATATTTTTTTTATTTTTTCATATAGTTTATCAAACAACATATTTAAACCTCAGCATGTTCTTCCCATTCTGTTAATAATACATCTCTCCAATGATCTTTTCCTTCTTGTTCTGTTTTTAAAAAATCATATACTTTGACATAAATATGTAAAATAGTCCTTATATCTAAATTTGTAAACACCCACCCATCTATTTTAATAGGCATTGTGTAAACAAAATATCTGCCTTTTTCATATTGTTCTACAATTTGAGAATCATCTTTTATAGACCCAAAATGTAAATCAAATTCTAACGGAAATACTTCACCTGATGTTTCTAAATCTAAAGAAATATTTAAATTTGGGTCCATGTGTTGCCAAAACAAATATCTTTCAGCAACTTGCATTAATTTATCTAAACTTTGACTCCAAAAAGTTACTTCATAATCTAAATCCACAGGAACTGCTTTAATAGTTATTACTCCTGCTTTACTAGTTGGTGTTCCTTGAACATCTAAAGTTTTATATATTGTACTTATCCCTCTTCTACCTACAGAACTTCTTTGTCTTTCCCAACTAAATTGCATAGAGGTTCTCCAAATATTAATAAATTCCATCGCTGTTTTTCCTCTATTTTCAGCAATTTTTCTTATAGCTATTTCTTTAGGATTAAAAGTAATTTCATTAGTTTCACTAGTTAATTCCATAATTGAACTAAATGTATTATAAACTAAAGTTTTTAACCCAAGATCAAAAATTTTCACATAACTACTCATTTTATCTTTTTGTAAATAAACAATATAAGAATGCTCTCCAAGTATCAAATTTTATTAATTCATCATCCCCATAACCTAATTTATTTATTTGAATTTCAAAAAATTGTTCAGGTTCTACTCCATATTTTTGACATAATTTAAAGTCTGTATATATTTTAACAGCAAGCATACCTACTAAATAATAATGTTTATCTAATTTATTACTTTTTTTCATTATTAACCCTTTAAGTATTGTTTACCTTTTTTCTTTTCATTTATTTCACTAAGATCAAGTTCTACTTTAGCAAATTTTTGAATATTTAAATAATTATCCAAATCTACATTTTCTAAAATTCCTTTAGGGGGTAAATAAATTGTAGTTTTGTTTTGATCATTTAATACTATTGGAATTTGAACTTTACTAACATTAGTAACTTTTCTTACTATCATTTATAACCCCATAATTTATTTTACCCTTCTAGGACTCAATAAATATTGTTTTACAACCTGAATATCTTGAAAAGGACCTACAAAAATATTTATAATTTCAAAAGAATCTGTATTATATTGTTTTGGAACAAACTGTATATTTACTTTAATGTAAGAACCTATTGGTATATCTGGAAATGTATCTGATTGTGTTTTAAATCTTGCAATAATTGGTAAAGTAGTTTGGGTTGTTTTTTCTTCTGTAAATAACCCCAATTTTCTTAAACTGGCCATAGAAGGTGACCATTCAATCCATACTTTTGTATTATACTTTGTAAATGTTTTTTCTTCAATTTCTGAATAGGCATCATGAGAATCTATTAAATCAGAATCAGTTAGAATATAAAGTTCACAATCTATCCCATAATTATCTAAAGAAACATCTACAAAATTTCTTAAAGCATCAATTGTTTCTTGAGGTATTATTTTACTCATTTTACTTTCCTGATGCTCTCCAAGCAAGACCAATTATTCCTGTCAAAATAAGAAAAAGTAAACACCATTGAATATTTATTTTAGTCCATATACTAGCAATTTTAGTAATTATTCCATTTTTACCATTTCCATACATTAAAGTATACATTTCATCTATACTTTCTTTAATAGAATTGGCTGCTGTTTCAATTTTAGTACTAGATTCAGCAATTTTATCCACTCTTTCATGTAGTCTTGCCATAGAGTTTTGACATTCTTCTCTTGAAACAGGATCTTCTTTTCCCATTATTCTCTCCTAAATTTGCTAAGTGTTTGACGAACATAAGGTTGAACAAAAATTTTATTAGCCCAATTTTTAGTTATTTTATATGCTTTTTGTAAACTTTTTGATCTATCATAAATTGCTTTATAATAATTAGTTATTTTATATTCTCTTTCTTCTTTTTCTTTGGAAGTTAAAGTAGAAATATCAGTAAATTCCCTTAATAAAGGTTCTAAACCCATTGGTTCTTCTTGTTCTTTTATTATTTTTTCTACTAATTTGTTATAACTCATATTTATTTCTTCATAAAAACATGATTTCCAATAGTTGTAGTTACTTTCATTTTACTTATCCAACTATTTGGGTTATTTTTTTCTTTATTGTATAAATCTTTGGTTACATAATGAGTTGCCCCTCCAGTTATATCTGGAATTTTATTTTTATCCTCTAAATTGTTTTGTAAAAAATCAGTATATTCCTTTACTTCTTTATAGTTTCTGTTCATTAAATTTTTATCTTTATAAGCACTGAATTGGTGTGGTTCTGTTATTATTTCCTTTGCTGTTTTATTTTTTAACTTCATTCTATTTTGAATTACATTTGCAACAGCATGCATTCCCTTTTCTCCTTCACTGGCTGCTTCACCTGCAATAACTTTAGCAACTATATTATCTTCTATTTGTTGATGAATTTCTTGTTTAGCTATTGTTTGGCCAGTCATTAAAGGACTTAATGCAATGCCTGCAGCTAAAGTTCCTGCTGCTAAAGTTTTACCCCAATCTTCTTCTATTTGGTTTCTTTCTAATAGAATAGATTCTAGTATGTTTTGGTATTGAGATTTCATTTATCTAATAAATTAAGGTTATCCTCTATAAATTTTTTCTCTTTTTCACTTAGTTCTTTCTTTTTTTGAAGATATTTTACAAGTGTTATACGTTCTTCAATTTCTTCTTTACTCATTTCTTTTTTTTCTTCAATAGGTACCATTACTGCCCATTTACCTTCTTTAGTTTGTTGTTTAAAAGCTTTCTTATCTGCATTGTCTTTAACAATAGAATCTGCTACTCCTTCATCTGACACAGTTACTAATACTGTAGCTTTAACTTCTTCACCTGGTTTTTCTTGTTCATTTAAAGCTTTAATGTTTTCAGGTGTATCCCCTTTGTCAGGTTCTTTTGGTATTTTACCTTCAGAAGTTAATTTGTCTCCTTTTTCCCCAATTTCTTTAGGTTTTTCTTCTTTCTTCTCTTTTGCTTCTGGTACTGGTGTTTCTTCTGGGGTTGGGGTAGGAGTTTCAACAGAAGGAGTCACTTCAGCCGGTTTTTCAACAGGTGGTTGTTCAATTGTTAATTCTTCTGTTTTTGCTGCTTCTTCTTTACTTTTTGTTTTAACTGTTATTGTTATTTCTCCGTCTCCTTTATCAGAAATTGCATATTCCATTATATCATATCCTACCGCTTTTAATGCATCAGTTAAAATTGGTTTAGCATCAATTATTGCATCTACATCTTCTTTAATTTGTTGCTTTTCTTCTGTTTTTTTACTTTCTGTTGGTGTTTCAGTAGTAACTGAAGGTGTTTCTTCAACTGGTTTTTCAGTTGGTACTTCTTCTGCAGGTTTCTCTACTGGTTGTTTTAATTGTTCTTCCATTATTTTTAAAGCTGCATAATAGTCTTTTTCTGGGAATTCTTTAATGTGATCTGCAGCTATATTAGCAATTATATTAATATTATTACCAGTTGAAATAAAATGTTCCATTTCAGTCATTATACCTGTGGTTAATTTTTCTTTATCAATATCTGTTAATTGAGGGTTATCTGCAATAACTTTATCTATTAATTCAGGTGTAATTTCAGGAATTTCTAACATAATTTTTTCTTCTGATTTTATTTCTACTGGGGGAGTTTCAGGAGAAGATAAATTATCAGCAGCTACAGGAGTTGCTTCCTCCTTTAATGCTTTTATATTTTCTGGAGTATCCCCTTTATCTGGTTCTTTTGGTACTTTTCCTTCTGAAGTAAGTTTACTTCCTTCTTTTTCTCCTACTTCTTTAGGTTTTTCTATGATTTCTTTTTTCTTTTCTTCTACAGAGGGTTCTTCTTTCTTTTCTTCTTCAGCAGGCTTTTCTTCTGTTTTAGGTTCTTCTACTTTTATTTCTTCTGCTGGTTTTTCTATAACAGTAGTTTGAGTTCCCCCTTCTGTAGAAACTACATTTACTTCTTTATCATCTGTTTTAATTGTTGCTTCTAAATCCTCTTTTACTTGACCAAAAGATTCTACAAAAGGGTCTGTTTCTGACTTAATTTTTTCATATAATTGATTTACATTAAATCTTGGAAATTTTTTACCCATTTAAACCTCCTTAATATTTAATAATTTCTTATTCAAAATTTCTTGAATTTTCCCTATCATTGATTTCTTTTTATCTAATATATTTTCTAATTCTGTTAATGTTTCTGAATCTTTAGGTATTGTTTTTATACCCCTTTCAATTAAATTTTCAAACAATTTATTTATATTACTGTTTGGGAATTTAATTACATATTCTTTTAATAATTGCAATAACTTTTTGTATATTCTTAAATCTTGTTCTTTTTCAAACATTTTATTTAACAACAGGATTATCAAAATAATTATAAACAACAAAATTGTACCATCTGGACGATATATATAAACTTTAATATTGGTAGCCAAAGATACATCTTTTCCACAATCTATATAAAAAATTGTTCCAATTTCATTTATGTGTGGTTACTTTTTGTGCTAGGCCTGAAGTCATATTTATTACAGATTTAACATTGTTTTTAAGTTGTAATGTCATATTTATACCCTATCTATTATTGTATCTCTTAAAAAACTAAAAAATCTAGAACTAAATACCCCCCCTATTGGTATTAATTGATTTCCTTGGGTTTTTAAACCCCTATACCCCCCTATTTCTGCTAAAAGGTCATCATCATTTGTAATTTGAACATTCTCTTGAATAATATAATTCATTCCTACTAATGTAGTATAAATTAAATTTATATCATAAAAAGAAGAATTAATAATAGAACCAACTAAGTATTTATAATCTTTGAAAACAGGAAATTTATTTAAAGTTCCTCTAGATTCAATTGTTTCTATTAAAAGATCTATTGTTCCTTTATCATCTTCTATTTTTTCTACTAAATCTGACATTAACATGCCCAAATTTATTCTAAATGTTTCAAATTTAAGAAGAATATCTTTGGAGGAAAAATAATTACGAACCCCAAATTTTCCTTTCCAATCCTCAAAATTAATATCACTAGTTACAAATGGTTGAACAGATATCATATCTAATATTTTTTCTTTTAATTCTTCATAAGATTCTCTTAAATTTTGGTCTAATGCTTCTTTTAAATATTGGGTTAAAGTAACAGTAGAATCTAAAGGTAAAGTAGTTAAATGAAGAACATTTTCTAAAAAGTGTTTAAAATCTTCATTTTTAACTTTTATTTTCAATTGGTCTTCAAAATTAATTATTCTATGATCTATACTTTCATAAAAAGTTATTTTCCATTGTTTTTTCATTTTTGCCAAAGTATGTAACATAGGAGTAACAACACCAAGTTGACTAGGAAGATAGACTATGTCTGAACCTATTGTAGTCTGTTCTTTTAAATCTTTTATTATACCTTCCAATAATTTAAACATAAAGGTCTCTCTTTAATCCTATCTTATCTTAAATTGATTATATTACCATCAATGTCATATGTTCCTATTGTAGCAGATTTAGCTGTAGCACAATCAATATTAATACTATTACTGATAGAACTTATTGTCATCCCACTTTCACTACTACAATAATTATGTATAAGTGTTGGAATTTGCCATGTGATTTGATATGGCCAATACCAAGGTGAAACTTCTTTTATTACTTCTTTTTCTTTTATTATTACTACTACTGAAGTTTCTTTTGCTTTTAAATCTTTAGATTGACGTTCAGCAATCAAATCTAATTTTCCTGCTTTAAGATCCTCAATGTCTAACTTTAGTATTTTTTCTATTTCTTGAAGTTCCTTAATTTTTTTCTTTGTTTCTTGTAATTTTCTTAATGTTTCTGTTACTATAGCTTTTATTTCTGCTATTTTCTTTTCTTGAGCTTCTTTTTCCACCTGCTCAAAGGCGGCTTTGGTTATTTCTTTGTTTTTCATTTTTTCCTCCATATTATAGGTCAGAGAGAGACCTTTATATTTTTAACTATAAAAATAATGTATATCTTTATTTATATCATATAACCACATAATATCATAATCTTTATTATAACCGTATGTTGTACCATATGCTGTAGATAAAAATTTTTTATGTTCTGGTAAAATTTCTGCATTATTTAAAAATTCTTCTTTATTAATTATTTGACTGTTTTCAACCATTTGTGCTAATTCTGTTGCATCCATATTTAATTCTTCTGGAGTTCTACAACTAGTAACATAATAATATTTTTTATTTTCTTTAGATTCTCTTGCTCTTTGTAATGCCCCTAAATATCTTCCAGCAGCAGCATAAAATCCTCTTTCTTTTTGAATTTTTTCTTCTTCATCTTTTATTATAATATCCCAATTCTCTTTTAACCATTTACTTATTGTTGAAACATAAAATGGGAATGTTTCCAAAACTACTTCAGTATGTTTACATACTATTCCATATTCTCGAGGGTTTCTTTTTTTAGGTCTTCTATATTCTTCTCCATTTTCTTCTGCATCTCTTTGAGTTTTAATATATCTAGATCCCCAATATAAGTCTGAAGGACAATTACAACTCCATTTTAAATCTATTTTATCTATAAATTCATCTGCTAATTTTCTATAATCTATACGACCTTCTTTAGTCCAAATATCTTTAGTTGTTCTAATTATATCACGAATAGTATCCTCAGTATTAACAAATTCTATTTTAATTTCATATTTTTTACCTTCTTGAGTACCTGAAGTTACATTAAATGTCCATTTGTTTTTATCTATTCCTACTAATCTTGATCCCCCTTTTACAGTTACACCCTTGACTCTTTGATAAAAAGTAGGAAATAAAGAAGTAATACTTCGTTGTTTCCGTATAATTTGTGGGTATGTATACTCAAGAATTTTCATTTTTTATGCTCTACCAGCGAGACAAACCCATCTTGCTTCTCTCCCTAATCTATCTTCAAGGTCTTTTTTTTCATCAAATCCTTCATTTACAAGACGGTCTCCATCATTTTTTATATTAACTATATCAGATTTTCTTAGTGTGTTTCCTTCAGTTATTTTTAAAAGGGCTTTAGAGTAATAAAGAACCCAATCTAAAACATACTCACTAGTAACATCTTCACCGGATAATATTCTTTTAGTACCTACACAAAAGAATTTACTTACACCACTTGGTATATTATATGTATAAAGATAACCCCCTTTTGTAGGATCATCATCTTTTTCAAATCTCCATCTAAATTGACCAGATATGTAAGATTTATAAGATTTAAAACCTTCACTCATCAATATCATATCTGTAACAACATTATCTAATACAGTCATACCTAAAAGTAAAGTATTAGAAAAATCAACTAAAACAGGAATATATTGAACATCAGGAAATACTTGTACTACTGTTTTAAAAGCTGCTGGTAATTGAACTTTAGTTTTAGCTTCTGTCATAGTAGATATTTTATACCCAGAATGAGTATTCCAATAACGAATAGCATTATCTATTATTTGATTAAGAGTAGGGTCATCAGGAGTAGCTAAAGTTAAAGGTTTAAACTCATTCTTTAACCAACTTAGAATGTCAGCTTTTTTCATCAGTTTTTTCTTCTTTTTTCTCTTTCTCAGGTTTAATTTCTATAATAGGTTTAACATTTACTGCCATTGGTCCTTTTTCATTATCTTTTAAATCAAACTCTATTTTTTGTTTTTCTTTTAAAGATTTATAACCTTCCATTATAATATTACTAAAATGAACAAAATATTCTTTCTTTGTTTCTGTATCAATTATAAATCCAAAACCTTTTTTGTTGTTAAACCACTTTACTGTTCCTAACATTTTTTAACTCCTTTTTTGGTAATGTTTCTAATTCATCTTCCCAAATAAATATTACTTTATAACCAGCATTTAATAAAGGTTCAGATTCTTTTGCTTCAACAATTCTTTTAGCTTCTTCTGTTAGAAGAACACCCTATCATTTTTAATATTTTATATTGGGGGATTTTTTAATACAATAATTTTTAATTAGAAATTCTTTTGTTAAAATTTTTTCTGCTTCTTTATTTGTCAAATATTCTTTTTTCATATTTTCTATAGATTTCTGGAGGAAGGAGTGCTTCCTCCAGAAATATTTATTTTAATTACAGATTTAATTATATAGAAATTGACCCATTACACCACATCCCAGGTTGAGTTACCTTAAATCCAGCTGAACTTAAGAAGCCTTTTTGGGCTATTAAGTCACTAGTTATAAGAGTAGCAGTACTAAAAAGTGGGATGTATGGTGCATAAATAAAACTAGACATAAGAAAATCTTCCCCTTTATATCCTAAGAAATACACTGTTGATGTTAAAAATGGGTCTTGAACTACTGTTCTACCATCTAATGTACCAAGAACGATTGGTCCTGTAGGAGTTAATGTTGAAAGATCACCAGCTGGTTTAAAATGATCACCTAACTGACGAATTACTCTTGCACCTTGATTTCCTGTTACAATAAAGTTAGCAAATGCTCTTAATGTTTTTGCAAAGATATTATTACTGCCTAACTCTATTTTATCTATTAACTCATATTTTTTCCAAATCCATTCTTGACCATTTGAAGGTGTTGCTGTCCAAGAACCAATTGCTGTTGCTGCATCTGCACCAATTGAAGCTGAATACATTAAATCAATACCATAGTGGTCTATCGCAAACTTTATTTCTCCACCAAGATATTTTACTACTTGATCTTCGAGATTAATCCCATGTGCTCTCTCAAGATCAATTGCTGCGTTCATACTATATTTTGCTCTTAACGGAAAATCTACTGCAGTAATTGGTTCTGAGGTTACTGAAACATTTACTTCGGGAACACCAGTTGCAGATGTATCATAATTATACCAATAAGATGCATAAATAGTACCTGTTCCAATCCATCCTGTTACTGTCCAAGCACCTGTTGTATAAGTAATTGTACCTGTTCCACCCCCAGATTGATCAGAACTTAAAGTACCATCCCCATTATCTGTAAATGTTTCTACACCTCTTACTAATGTTAATGTACCTTTAACGCATGAAGCCTGTCCTAATGTTCCACTAGTACCTGTTCCTTGGCTTTCATTTGTTATTGATGCTGTAGCATATTTCCGATAAGCAGCAGCAGCTGCTTGACCAGTTTTGGCACTAATTAATGTTGTATCCGCTGATACTGAAGTACCTTTTGCTGTTCCTGTTTTTACATCAAAATAGAAAATAGCACCAGTTCTTCTGTCTAGTGCTTGAATAGTAGAAATTTCGTTAAGTACTAGACTTGGTAATAGTGCAGAAATCACAGGAAGTTGTATTCCTAAGAAACTAATGTTTTGGCCATAAGTTGTTTCAAATAATTGTTTCTTTCCTGCTGCATCTAAAATAGCATTTTCCAAAACTTGTGCTAAATTTTCTTTTTGAATATCTGTTAAAGGTGCTCCACCTTGTGCTTGTCTATTTTTATCAGCAGAATCAATCCAAGGTTGGTGTGCCTCTACTAGTCTCTTCCTAGCCATACGTGTTTCTTGTAACCTGGATTCAACTAGTTTTTCTATACTCATTTTTTCACCTTTTTATTGTTATTGTTTCTTTGGGTTATTCATTGCTTTAAATGCTTTTGTTACACTTTCATATATCTTTGCTATTTCTGGATCCATAGGAATCTGTGAATCTATTTTTATTTCATTTAATTTCTCAAAGTGTGGGAAATTATTTTTTAAAATAGTTTTCGCAGATTCTATTATCTGATCTACTTCTTCCTTAGTAACTGCTTTTTCTAAAAGTGTTAGAATAGTATTAGGAAGCTGTAAACCAGTAGTTTCTAATAGTGTTTCATAATATATTTTAATTATTTCTTTTTGTAATTTTTCTATTTGTTCTTTTAAGTCTTTATTTTCATTTTCTTTTTGTTCTATTTCTTTCATAATTTCTATACCTTTTTTATGAAGTTCTTCATCTGATAACTTCTCAATATCTTTATCTTTCCAACCTTTTCTTCTTAATTCTTGTTTAACAAAATTAGCATGTATTTCAAATAATTTTTTAATTTCTTTTGATTTTTTTACTTCTTCTAATATTTTCTTTTCTATTACTGGAATTATTTTTTCTTTTGGTTTAATTGTTTCTAAAATTACTTCCCATTTGCCATTTTCATAATTCATTAAAGTAGAAGGAATATTTAATTCTTGTAATTTTTCTTTTAATTCTTTTCCTTTTTCTTCAGAATCTACTATTAAATTTTTCTTACGAAGTACTAATACAATTTCTTCATTTATTTTTTCTTTAGATTCTTCTACTCTTAACCATTGTGCATATTTCACATAAAGTTCATCTGCTTCTTTTTGTTCCTCTTTTGTGAATTGATCTGGCCAGGTTTCCATATATTCTTGTAAATTTCTAATTGATTGTAACCATAAACTATCTTTAGCTGCTTCTTTTTCATTTCCTTTATAAACATCTTGTAATCTATTTTTAACCCTAGAAATTATTGTTGATAAATGGCTTTCTTTTATTACTTTTTTATCTAACTCCTCCATTTTTGCTAAAGTAGTATTAATTATTTCTTCTCTTTTTTCACCTTCAAAAGCATCAAATATTCCACCTGTCCATAAACTTAAAGCTCCTTCAACTGCTTTTCTTTTATCCCCTTTTTCAAATTCTAAATTTTCTTTATAAATATCATAAAAACTTACTTCTTTACCTTTTTCATCACTTTTTTCTTTTGATTCTTTAAATAAATGTCCATAACCTTCTGTTTTAGCTAATTCTTTAAATACTTCATTATCACTCATTTTGTTTACTTCTTCTTCAGAACGGCCTTTACTAATTAATTTACGTCTTAAGGTTTTATTTAAATCCCCTATTTCTCCTGGATAAGATTCTTTTGGACGCCATTTTTCTAAAATATCTTTTTTATAATTTTCACGAGTTTTTGTTAATATTTCAGTTAATTTATCTCTTTCAGCTACTATTTCAGCTAATTTAACTTGGGTTTCTTTAAGTTTTTTCATCTCATTCAATACTCCTTTGGATTCATATACTACTTTTAATCCTTTATTTTCTAAATTGGTTTCTAAAGTATCTAAATCTTTTTGTTCTAAATCTTCACCATCAAATAAATGAGCTACATAAACCCCATCTGGATATAAATTAATTTTTCCTACTTCTTCTTCATTTTTATATATTTTAGCAATACTTTCTTTTATTTTACTTTCAGTAATTTTATCTCTAATTTTTTGAATTACTTCAGGAGTTAATGTCTGAATACTAATATATTCTGGATATTTTTCTGTAATTGTTTTAATTATTTCTTTATCTGTTTTACCTTGAATTATCATATCTTGAATTTCTATTTCTATATCTTTAAATTTACCTTCTTGTAATTCTGATTTTTTAACTAC